CCGGTGAGGTACGCCCCGGTGAGGTACGCCCCGGTGAGGTACGCCCCGGTGAGGTTCGCCCCGGTGAGGTTCGCCCCGCTGAGGTTCGCCCCGGTGAGGTTCGCCCCGGGGAGGTACGCCCTGGTGAGGTACGCCCCGGTGAGGTACGCCCCGGTGAGGTACGCCCCAGCGAGGTTCGCCCCAGCGAGGTTCGCCCCGGTGAGGTACGCCCCAGCGAGGTTCGCCCCGGCGAATGCCCGCCCGGCCAGACTATGCATGTCGACCCGGCACAGTGACAGGATGCGACGGGCCTTCACCTTCCCCGGCTCGGCCGGGTCGGTCGCAGCCTCCGACGGGAACCAGGCGACCAGCATCGCATGGGTCGCACGATGCCCACCTGACTGGGCCGCGGCGATCGTCGTTGCAGCGTGGAATCCGCCGCTGGCGCACAGGCGTGGCGACCACTCATCATCTGGGCATTCCGCCCACTCACCCGGGTTCGGCCACTGGTAGCCGCCGCGGGTCGTCTGTAATGGGCTCGTGAACTTGAGGCCGACGTCCATCCCTTCGGGCACCACCACATCGGGCATGGCCTTGCGGATGGCGTCGACGACCGGGGTGCGGCGGCGGGTCATGCCGTCACCTCGGCGGGCTGGTGCTCAGGGCAGCGGTAGATGGACAGTGCCACCTCGGGGAACGCCGTCGAGCCGGGTTTGCCGCAGGGGCCGGATCCGTCGGTCCACGTACAGGGACCGTCGAGCGGTCGGGGGTATGATGACATGGCTGCTCCTGTCTCAGAGGGGTGGCGTCCAGCCCGTCCCAGTGCTTGTGGGGCGGGCTGACCTGTTGGGGTCGTGCATCCAACCGACGGCCGCTCCGAACAGGAGTGACCCGGTGATGGACCCAAGAATGAGGTTGCGCGGCCCACCCGCCCACGTGACGAGCTGCCAGGCGGCAGACATGACGAGGGACAGACCGGCACCGGCGGCGAGGAACACCGTCACGGCGTTGGCCACATGCACGAGACGGGTCACGATTGTTCCCTCGGCATCGCTCGATCGAGGGAGTGGGCGGCGAGAACCGCGGCTGGTCGAGAGTTCCCGTCCCGGATCCCGCCACGACCGGAGGAGGGTGCGTCGGGCAGGGTCGGCGCGGTCGCAACGTTGACGACGACCGAGAGTGTCACCGACGTCGATCCGGGACGGGAAACCGGGCGAGGAATGAACTCGAGCGGAGGGACGGCTGTCGTCACGACGCCACCTCGTCGGGCACATCAGCCCATCGTTGGATGGTGATCCAGGTGACCTGTACCAGACCGTTGGTCAGGTCGGTCACTTCGGCGGCGATCTCTGCCCAGGTGCGGCGTACCGCCCGACGGGCGGCGATGTACTCGTTGAGGGAGCACATCGGACCGGTCGTCCTCAGGAGCTGATCGGCCACGGTTCGAAGCGAGGTCCTCGACATGAGAGCCATCATGCCCACATTTTGGGCATTTGTCAATCAGTTTGTTCATCTGCTCCCCTTGCGGACCAACACACATTGTGTGTATGCTCTGCTCGAAGGGACGACATCTCTCGGAGGTTTGAGCAAGTGGCCCCGCAGTGGAGCTTCGGAAAGGCTGTCCACGACGCACGCCGAGAAGCGAAGTTGAGAAGGGGCATACGCCCACAGGAGGTCAAACGAGCGGCGCACCTCCGAGCACATCTTCCCGGGCGGTCGAGGCCGCGCGCACGTCACCACTGCCAGCGTGGGAGCCCACAATTATCCGGCCTTAGGGGTTGACACTCCGTGTATAGGGGTGTATATTGTCTGTATAGGCCACCACAAGGGAAAGGACAGGGCTATGACCGCCACGATCTACACCGCCACCAGCCTTCAGGCCGAGGTCAACAGCCTCGCCGCCTGGGTCGTCGAGATCCTCGCTGACGTAGCCAGCGGCGCCACACAAGACGAGCTGGTCGACATCCTCCAGGGGTGCGGGGTCCGCACCGTGTGGGGCCAACCCGGCTACGCCCCCAACCCATACTCTGGCGCCTCCGTGTATGTCGATCACGCCGGCGGGGTAGTGGTGGCTGGCTGGTACGGCGAGCCGATGCACGACTCTGCCGGCGACTGGATCGGTGACGACGTGACCGAAGGTCAGGACATTCGGGTCCGGTCGGCGCTCCACCGATGACCATCGCCGAGCAGCTGCTGGAGGAGCTCCTCGACCGGGCGACCGGTTGGGGGGCTCTCGTCGGATTGGATGTGTTAGCCATCCTCGAGGACCGCATCCGCGATCGCGCGGCGTTGTTGGCGGGCCAGCTCGATCAGGACGAGAACGACCGGCTCGCGGCGCAAACGGTGATCGACGTGATGAACGTCCTTGGCGACCGTGACGACGGGTGGTACGGCCTCACGCCGCTGGGGCGGGCGGTGGCCCGGTCGACGGGGGGGTTTGTGGCCGAGTCGGTGTCGTTCTCGGTGGCGGCCGCCATGCTGGGTGTGTCACGCACCCGGGTCCAACAGTTGGTCGAGCACGGCCAGGTGGACCGTCATCCCGAGGGGGGGATCTCGACAGCGTCGGTCATCGCTCGAGCGGCGGAACGGCAAGACCACCACTAAACGCTAGAACAGCCCCTCCCTCCCCCAGGAGAGGGGAGGGAGGGGCTGACGTGCGGCCCTTGCGGGAGGGCTGGTTATCGGCGGTGGCGTTCCATGGCGAGCATGCCGACGATTCCGCCGGCAGCAGCAGCGAGGGCGGCGAGGAGGGCACAGGTCATGCAGCCGACCGAGTTGTTCGATTTGGCGGCCACTGCCACGGCGACCTCACGATGTTGGGGTGCGGGGCCATTCGGCGGACGTGACGTGTGATATCCACGTGACGGTCGAGCACAGTCCGCAGGAGAGGGCGGTGGCGATCGTGAAGCCTTCGGTGTCGATGACCGGTTCGGCGGTGGCGTCGGTGTGGCCGCAGGTGGGACAGGTCGATGCTGCCTGCATGGCGCACCTCCCCTCAGTCTCAGCCGTCGGTGACGGTGGGGCCTTCGTCTCGGAGGCCGGCCAGGGCGAAGCATTCGTCGACGATCTTTGGCGGCTCGACGGCTACACGACGAGACCACATGAGAAAGAGGCCCCCCGTTGCCCGGGGGGCCTCTCCTGGTGAGGATCTGCTGATCGGCTCAGGTGTGGTGGGTCAGCGGCGCATGGCGATCACGCTGGCGACGATGGCGGTGATGGCGACGAGGGTGACGGCGCACCCGATCGAGTTGTTGCGTTTCGCGGTGACCGCCATATGGTCCTCCGCTCATGGAGTCCTCACGATGAGGCTCTGGATGAAAGCGCCGGCGCCGCCGGCCACGAGTCCGGATCCGACGGCTGCGCCGAGGGTCATCCACCTGGCCCGGTCCCAACTGCGTTCGACGTCGTCGACGCGTCGGTCGACCTTGTCGACGCGGTCGTGGACTCTGGAGTCGCCCTGTTGGCGTTTGTCTTCGAGGCCGGACTGGTTGAGCTCGAGGATCTCGACGCGGGCGGCGAGGCCCTTGTGTCCGAGGTCGCGGTCGCCGGCGACAGCCCATTCAATCCTTGAAACCGACTGTCGCAACTCGTCGAGGGCAGCCTGGATCTGGTCGCTGTCCACCATCGACCCCTGCCGCTCAGGCGCGTTCGCGGGTGAGGTAGGCGGCGATCCAGCCGGTGAGCGCCGGGATGGTGACTGCCGCGGCTTCGACGAGTTGTTCGACGTCGGCGGCCAGGTCGTCAGGGACGACGATCCCGACCAGCGCCAGGATCGTGACGACGGCGCCGACGATCGAGCCGACGCCGGCGGCGGCGACCTTGCGGGACGGTTTCTTGCCGGGCTGGGAGACGAGGACGGTCGCCCCGGCGGCGGCGAGTGTGTACACGATGTTGTCGGTCATGGTTTGCTCCTGATCTCGAGTTTGGCGACCACCCGGGCGGCGAGCTCGTCGAGGTCGATGACGATCGGCGCACCGCAGCGGTGGTTGCGGAGGTGTTGGACGGCGGCGGCGGCGAAGCCGCCGTTGGACTTGGGTGTGAGGCTGTCGAGCGAGGCGATGATGCCCTTGAGTTCGGTTTCTTCGTGGGCGGTGAACATGTCGGCCTCCAGGGTGACGATGGTGGGGATAGACGGGTACAGGGAACCGGGACACGACTTGTTGGCCGAGTCCCGATGGCCCCACACGGGCCATCCGCGTGGTGACTTCTCGGCGCCGAGCCGCGGAAAGGCGTGGACCTTGAGGTGGGTCATCCGCTGGTTGACGGCCGACAACACCACGTCGCGGGCGGCGTCGTCCCGCCGGTCGAAGTTGCCGTACACACTGATCCCGTAGCCGTGCCGATTGTGGTTCGACGTGTGTGCGCCGACGGTGTACAACCCGCACCCCTCGAAGCACCACACGGTGTTGAGGTCTTCGGAGACGGCGACTGTCTCGTTGTAGGGCATCGGCATGAGGTCCGGGCGGGCGTATTGGAGGGCCCGGGTGTATCGGACAGCCTCGTCGAAGTCCCACCGGTTGGGGGTGGAGTCGTTGCCGTCGATGGAGGCGGTGTGGTGGATCTGTCCGCACACCACCTCGTTGCCTGCGCGGGTATAACGCCGGCGGAGTTGGGCGTCTATGTCGGCGTTGACACCCCAGTCCTTACGCGTTAGGTAGACGAGCTCGGACACGGGTGACCTCCGAAATCAAAAAGGAACGACTACGACAGTGGCGTCACGATGATGTACGGGTTGTACACCGTGGCGTTGCCTGCCGACACCGAACATTGCATGGTGAACACGTTCGACCCGGCCGTGAGTCCAGTGTGCACGACCGATCGACTGATCCCGATCAGTTCGTCGGCGACGTTTTCGGCCTCGTACTGGACGGCTCGGGCGACGCTTGCGGTCGCGGTCGACGCACCCGACACCCGATACGAGAGCCCGACGGTGGCGCCGGCTGTGTCCACTGACACGGCCCGACACCCAAACTCGACTTTGACGATGGTGCCCGTCGTGACTGTGATGGCTGGGGCGGTCATGGTGCCTCCGTGTCCAGGTCGGAATAGGACGATCCCGTGTGGACGTATGTGACACCCGAGCCGGCGTTCATCGACACCCGGCGCCACACGGGGTCGGTGCCGTTCGAAACGAGGATCGACCCGGCGGCGCCGATCGCCAGGCGATTGCCCATCGAGTTCGCCCCGTCTGCGTAGACGATGTCGCCGCTGGCGGAAGCGATCACCGGACACGTCTCCAACAGGTTCGACGGGATTTGTGCGTTCCAGTACGCGGCGGTCACGATCTGGCCGGTTGTCACGTTCGTTGGAGTGGTCCAAGACACCGGTTCCTCCTATGCGATCCGGGTGTCGGAGTCCATTTCGGACGTGCCGACAATCCAGTAGTCGAGCGTCTCGGCGGCAGCCAACGGCTGCAACGTCCACCGGGTGATCCAATAACCGGAGGCGTCCACGTCGTGGTCGATCCGTTCAATCGAGCACGCCTGGTTGAGGGCGTCACCCGAGGGGGGCGTGAACTTGACGGTGACCACGTCCCGTAGTTCCCGGCCGAGCGCCTGCGGCCACATGTTCGACTCGTCGAACTGCGGTTTGAGGGTCAGGCCGCGAATGCGGACCCGCACATCCTTGTGTCGAAGCGGCCACCATTCGGCCACGTTTTTGGCGTAGGTGGGTCCGAGAAACGACTTCGACGACACGTTGATGGTGGTCTTGCCATACGAGGCGATCGACGTAGCATCCACCGCGGTCTGCGTGTCCACGTTGTCGCCCTGAGCTACCGCCGCGTTGAATAGTGTGTCGTCGTCGTAGGCGATCTCGATCTGCTCGTAGCCGAGCTCGCTGGCCCCCGGCCCGAACGTGGCCTGAGAGGTAGCACCCCCGAAGTTGGCGGCCCGGTCGGCGAAGGTGGCGGTCCCGTCAGCAGCGACGAAGAAGTGGCCGAACTCGGCGGCGACGATCGAGGCGATGGCGTCCAACGCTGACTCGCCGTCGTCACAAGTACGGCCCGGCACTCTCACCGTTCCGGCGTCGACGCTGCGCAACCCGGCGGGCCAGCCTACCTCGTCGAGGATCTCGCCGACCTGCGCTCCCGAATAGCCAGTGGTCAAGGTGACACCAGTCAGGTCCCACATGGCGAGCACCCGCGACAGGTCGACGAGGACCATGTCCACCCACGACGAATACGCCCCGTCGTCGTAAGCCAACGGTATTTGCTCGATGATCCCGTAGAAGATCGTGTAGTCGACGGTGTCTTGGGTGACCACGACCTTGGCTGGGACCCGCACGGCCAAGTCCGGATAGTAGGGCCCGGCCGTGTTCGCCGGGTCGAACCGTCCGTCGGTGTTGTCCAGGCGGATAGTGCAACTCGCCGTGTCGAACCGGGAGAGAAGGCTCGACCGGCCCCGGCGGATCGTGATGCGCGAGAGGTAATCGCGGATGTCGGTGAACGTGGGAGAGGCGGCGAAGGGTCCCGACCCGAGCCCGACACCCACCTCTGGGTCGACGTCGTCGAACGGATCCCCCACGCTGCCGGCGGTGGTGGTGGCGTTGACGGTTGTGCTCGCCGACGAGTCGCCGGAGCCGTTGAACGCGTACACCCGGTAGTAGTAGGTGGTGGACGCGGTGAGTCCGGTATCGGTGTACGTTTCGGTGCCTGGGTCGAGACTGCCCGACGCGTTCGTCCAACCGGTCGACCCGTTGGGACTGCGCTCCACCCGGAACCCGGTTTCGTCCGAGGAAGCGTCGGTCCAATCCACCCGGATACTCGACGACGATAGGGCTGTAGCGGACGGGTCGGTGGGGGCGACAGGAGTGGGCGCAAACCACCGGTCATACAGGTACGCACGTATGTCATCCCGCTCCGTCTCCGACAGCGCAGAATCGAACAGGATGAGTTCGTAAATGGTGCCCTGGAAGGACTCGCTCACGCCGCTGTTGGTTCCCAGCCGGAACGTGCTCGCCGAGAACTGCCCCGACCAACTGCCGGTGCCGTCCGCCGACTGATCGACGTAGAACTCGATGTCGTTCGACATCGATGCCCCGCCGCCGTGGTAGACCTCCAACAAATAGTCGGTGTCGAGTGACAGGTTGGTGTCGCTCGAGTCGAGGTCTGCTTGAGCCTGAGCTAGCAGGTTGATGCGCGACTGATAGATCCGTACTTGCGGGTTGAAGTTGCCGGCGGAGTTGGCCGCGATGATCGTCTTCGGGTTCGTGAGGTCCGATGTGCCACGGGCAACCACGAAGAGTGATAGCGGTCCGGCGACCGTTGGATCGGTGCCAACCAGATAGTCGCCGCCGTCGAAGACGACACCCGGCAGCCCCTTGAGTTGATTGGTCCGATAGGTGGGTTGTGCTGACCCGGTCGCCTGGACCCAGTTGGCGGCGGTGATCTCATTGGTCCACGCATCCACCGGGTCGGTGTCGGCAAGGGCCAACGAGTCGGCCTTGAACCAGAAGGTTGCGTCTGATGGGGCTGTCACGCGACGATCCCTGCCTGGCCGGAGCGTCGGTCGGCTCGGATCAGCCCCTCCCGCACGGCCTGCACCAGATCGGATTGGGTGACCACCGAACCCTCCACCACGATCGTGATGTTCGAGGCTCCCGCACCGGCCGGGATGACCGTCTCGCCCGCCTCCAACAGGGCGAGACGTTCCGTCCCCGGCATGCCCGGCACCACACCACCCGAATGGAACTTGATGAGTCCGGCCTTGCCTGCCGGTGGAGGCCCCGACCCGCCGCCACCGAGGTGCGAGTCGATCCACGCCAACCCGTCCTTGACTGCCCGGATCGCCCCCAACAGCGGATTCATCTGCTCGATCACCGACAACCAGAACCCGTCGGGGGCGGCTTCGCCGAGCCACCCGCCGATCGTCGACAGCATTTCCCACAAGTCACCGAGCGTCGACAGGATCGGGTCGATGGCGTCCTTGAACTCGCCCCAGTCGTCGGAGAGGTCGCCGATGGCGTCGATCGCGTCGGACACCCACTGGCCGGCTGTCTCGCCCCACCCACGGATCGTCTCCTCGTTTTCGCTGATCCACGTTGCCAGGTCGTCGATACCCGACTTCAGGGACCCGTCCTCGCCGCCGACGCCCATCCCCGACAGGAACCCGGCGACCAGGTCTTGGACGGCCCCCAGCCCGCGGCGCTTCAACTCCTCCATGGAGGTGGCCGTGTTGTCGTAGGCGGTGGTAGCCACGTCGGCGGTGTCCCGCAGCTCCAACGTGCGAACTGCCAACGCGTCGAGGACCGCCGGAGCTTCTGAGCCCAAGTCCTCGAAGGGGGTGCCCATGAGGGCGACCCCCAGCCGGGTCTGCTCGAGCGGGTCGTCGAGGGCGGCCAGGGCGGCGATCACCTCAGCGGAGGCCCCAGCGGCGGCAGGGCCACCTGCGGCGAAGGATTGAGCGACGGCGTCGGCGTCGAGCCCGAGAGCAGTCAGGGCGTCGTGGGTGAGGGTCGACCCGTCCTGCAGTCGGATCGACATCTCTTTGACGGCGTCGCCGACCTTGTCGACGCCCATCATGCCGGCTTCGGTGCCGGCGATCAGGCCGGACAGCATCGCCTCGGCCGACAGGCCCGCATTGCCGAAGTGAGTGGAATACTCGAACAGCGAATCGAGGAAGTCGCCGTTCAGGTCGGCACCCTCGGACAGGCCGGTCGTGATCACGTCGAACGCTTCATCGGCGGAGTCGACGAGGTCACCGGATAGCAAGGCAGCCGCCGCTCGCACCACCTCGTTGACGTCCTTGTCCCACACGTCGGCGATCGTCAGGGCATCCTCGACCGCCCGCTTGGTCGCGTCCGAGCTGGCGTCTCCCAGGTCGTCGCCCAGCAGGGTGATGACGTCGCCGATGGCCGCGTTCACTTCGCCGAGCGACTCGCCCCAGGCGTCACGGTACAAGTCGGCAGCCAACTGGCCGGCGTCCTCGGCTTCACCCTCTGATAGGTCGAGACGGGCGGCCAGCTTGTCGGTGAGCTGCTCGGCCTCCATCCCGTCGAGGAACCCCTTGACGAACAGTCCGGCGACAGCGGCGCCCACGCCCAGCGCCACACCCGCCGCCGCGGTGGCGAACCCGCCGAGCGACTCGCCGAACGACTGGAGCGGACTCGACGTCTTTCCCGCCTCGTCGCGGATCGACGCGAACGCCTGTTTGGCGTCGGAGGCATCGCCCAAAATGACCACCCGGAGAGGTTTGGCCATTACCTCCTCCTTCTGCCTCGTGCCGTGCGCTGCCGCTGTCGCTGGGCCTTCTGGATTTGGCGAGCGGCCCGCATGTACTCGTCGATTTCGTCGCCTGACATGTCGTCGAGGTCAGGTGGGAGGATCCCGAAGTGTTTGGTCAGGGCCGGCATGTTCGGCGTCATGGCGACCCTCAGGTTTCCGGGTCGTCGCCCTCCACCAGTCCGACGGTGATCGGATGTTCTTGGGTGACCGAGTCGACGATCGTGTCCCAGTTGGGGTCTTCGCCCGCCTGGACGGCAGCCGCGTAGTACAGGACCGCCACGATGTCGATGTCGGGGTCGACGGTCAGGTGTTGCATGGCGTCAGGCAGAGCCATGCCCGTCGTGTGCCGCACCTTCATCCGCTGGCGGGCGGTCATCTGCCCGGGCCGCAACACGTAGGTGTGGTCGCCGAACGTGAGCTCGGGATACTTCTTCATGGGGTGACGGCCTCCAATTCGACTACAGGTTGAGTACTCGCCGGGCGAACTCGGATGTGGCGTCGACGTAGATGCCGGCGAGCTCGTCGGTGTGGGCTTCGACGGTGGGACGCACCACGTAACCCCCATCGGGCGAGGCCGGTGGGGGCCACACCCGCCGCCGGAACTGTGACTGGTCTTGCCAGCGGCCGAATACCGGATGGCTCCGGATTCCCGTTTCGGCGGCGTGGGGACGGACCGACACGATGACCCGCCGCTGGTTGGCGGAGGCCGACAGGCGGAACCATTTTGACCGATACGACGGGTACCGTCCGGCCATCGCGCGGGCCTGTGCCGTCGACAGGCGAACCACCTCGGCGCCGACGTCCTTGTTGACCTGCCCCAGCTCCTTGCCCAGGTTGGCGTCGATAGCCCGCAGCCCCCGCCGGAACGACTCGAGCCCCTCGACGTAAACTTCCGCCATCAGAAGGCGGTGTCGGTCGACTGGTAGGCGACCTGAATCGCCGGGTTCGTGCCGTCGGCGAGCGCCTTGAACGGGAGCGGCTGGCGGGGCAGGTCGCTCAGGGACACGACCGGGGTGGCGTTGCCGTCGTACTGACAGTTCTGCAGCGTGACACTCAGATAGTGGTTGTAGGTGGTGGTGATCGTGTCACCCGTCCACGTCGCCACGATCGTTTGTGTTGTCCCGGTGATGAAGGCGTTGTATTGGGCGGTCGACTCGAACTCGATGGCGATCTCCCCGGTGATGTCGGGGATGCCATTGCGGAGCGGCTGCTTCTTCAGGACCGAGCCGCGCAGGAACCGGCGGTCGACGTCGACCATCGCGTCGTATGTGACCGCGAACGATGTCACGTGGGTGGTGACGCCGGCGATGGTCACGACCGCGTCGTCCCAGCCGTAGGGGCGGGTCGACGACGGATAGGCAGCCGAGGCGAGGGAATCGGTGTCTGTGTCGACGTCCTCGAAGTCCAAGCTGACGGTGAGCTTCAGCAGGTCACCGAGTTCCTGTGCCAGCTCGAACGACGTGACCGCCCCACCCTCGTAGGTGAATGGGATCACATCTCCGGAGATGGGCGGCCGGCCCCACTGAACGGTCAGCGACGTCGACGACGCCTCGTGTGTCGACGAGTGGGTCTGTAGATAGGCGGCGGTGGCACCCTGTTGGGCGATCGTCGAGTCTGCGAGGCACGCCTGCAACAGCATGCCGAGCCCCTTGTTCTGGGCGTCAACAACCACCGAGTCGGCGGCGCCCATGTTGACGACTCGCCGCCGATCGGTGCGGATCGTCTCCATCTGAGCGCGCATCCCCGAGCTCTCCAGGTACTCGTGGGTGCGCTGGGCGTTGTCGCTGTACGGCTCGAAGCTGCGGGTCGGAGTGACCGCCGTCCCGTAGGTCGTCTCGGTGCCGATGTGCAGTTGTGCGTCGAGGACCCCGGACATCAGTCTGTCTCCTTCGTCGAGGCGGGTTTGACGGCCTGCCAGTTAGACGGCTGTCGGTCCAGCATCTTGGCGGCGTGAGGCGACACCTCGACGGTGCCTCCGCGCGGCACCGTGTAGACACGACCGTCGAGGACCGTCTGGATTTCGTCGACCGGTCCGATGTAGCGATAGGTGAGCATGTGTTGCCTCCGGGGGTGGTCAGGTGAGACGGGCTCGGACTTGGACTTGGGCCTCGATGCGACAGCCGTGGCCGGTGTCGGTGTATCCGCCGACCTGTTCCCATCCGGCGAGCTGCGCCCAGAAGATCGTTGAACCGATCGCCAAGTTGGGATCGTCGGCCAAGGCGTCCTCGACCTTGCCGAACAAGACCAGACAGCGGGTGTCGGCGGTCTCCTGTGACTCGCCCTCGCCGACGTGTTCGACGACGACCGTCAGCGTGTATGACTCGTCGCGGCGTTTGCGGCCGGCGACCATCGTGGGGATCTCCACGTCTGCGGTGGCGTTGCCCAAACAGACGATGTCGGGTGTGCCACTTGGGTCAGGTGGGTAGGCGTACAGGACTTGGACGGCGGTATCGGCGGCGAGTGCGGTGGCGAGCAACGACCGCAACTGGGTTTTGAGTGTGACCAGCGTCGAGGCCATCACGCCACCGGCGGGATGCGATAGCGGGCCAGGACCGCGTCGACGTCGGGGAGTCCCGTCGGCGCGAACCCGGCGTAACGGATGTTCCCAAACTCGTTGGTCAAGCCCATCGCTCGAGGTGAGATCGACGACGTGTCGGCGAGCACCTCGTAGGCGGCGTATTTGATGGCGGCCCGCTGGATGTCGCGGGGTGGGAACGTGTGGCCGTGCTCGAACCACACCTCGAGATTGTCCACCCCGAACGTCCACCCGGTCGGGTTGTAGATGAGGCCACCGTCGAGGACGTCGACGTTGGTCAAGTCGATCTCGGTGCCGTCCTCTTCGACGGCCACGACCGACGTGACTAGTGACTTTCGGACGTTGAGGAGGGTCGACCCGTCACCGGAGACCCGAATGTACCCGGGGCGGGGAATGAACGACTGGCCGCACCACGACTCGAACATGTCGGTTGTTTGGTCGCGGGCGTCGACGAGTTTCTGATCGGTCGACGACAAACCCGACTTGTAGGCGCGCAGGTCGGCGAGGGTGAACAAGTAGCCCCCCACCACCTCGTAAGCCTGGGTGATAGTCACCGCGGCGCTGGACGCCAACCCCGACCAGGTGGGCGTCAACGTGGTCAGGTAGGCCGGGGCGGCGACGGTGGCCGTGTACGCGCCGGTCGCTCCAGCCGTTTTGGCGACCGTACCCGATGTCACGGCGGTACCCTGGGCGTCGACGACCGCCACTGTCGGGTTGGCGTCCAAGTCGACGGCCGTGTCCCCCCGGTACACTTTGATCTCGAGGGTGGCCGGTGTCGACCTGACCAGCTGGGTGACGCCGGTGATGGCGGCGAGCTCGACTGTGGTGGTCATCGGGGCCTCCAGGGTGCGAACAGGTTGGCCGTGACCTCGTAGTCGTACGACCGAAGCGGGGCCACTTCCAGATCGGTGGCCCACTTGGCGAACCGGTCCAACCCGTCCTCGAGGCGGATCGGACGCCACACACCGACAACCGAGCGGAGCGTGTCGTGGTCGCAGAAGGCGGTGTGTACTTCGTGGCGGGCCGGCAGGTGGACGATGCGCGATCGGGAGCCGGACACTTCGACGACCATCTCCGCGAGCCGGCGGATCGGGACGGGCTGTTCGCCTCCCACGTTGACGACGTATCCGTGGCGAGGCCCGAGCGCGATATGGCTGATGGCGGCGGCCACATCGTCGATGTACGAGAGCGACCGAACTTGGGTGCCGTCGCCGTACACCGTCACGTCGGTGTCGGTGAGAGCCTGACGCATGAAGATGGCGGCGACGTTGCGGTAGCCGTCGGCCATGTTCTGGCGGGGCCCGTACACGTTGTGGGGTCGGACGATCACCCACTCGGTGCCGTGTATCTGCCCGAGGGCTCGCACGTCGACTTCCATCGCCGCCTTGGCGGCACCGTACGGGTCTATCGGTTGCGGGGTCATCGACTCGACAAACGGGGGACGTTGCGCACCGTAAACGGCCATCGACGAACACACGACGACTCGGCGTGTTCCGTGCGTAACAGCGGCGTTCGCCACGTTCGCCCACGACACCAGGTTGTTGACGTAGTTGTACCGGCGCATCCAATGCGAGAGCCCCTCCGCGGCATAGGCGGCACAGTGAACGACCAACTCCGGTTTGACCTCGGCGAACATGACGTCGACTCGCTCGTAATCGGCGAGGTCGAAGACCCCGACTCGAGCCGCCGGGTTCAGGTTCCGGTGGTAGCCGCCCGACATGTCGTCGATGATCGCCACTTCGTGGCCGTTGTCGATGAGTCGATCGACGACGTGTGACCCGACGAACCCGGCGCCGCCGGTGACCAGCGCTCTCATGTGAGCACCGCGCCGGCCGCCTCGGCGTATCGGGCAGCGAACAGGGCGGCGTCGGCGTCGAACGATTCGCCGGCTATCCGATACACGTCGTCGGGCTGGCCCTTGCCGACCATCGGATGCATGTGCTCGACGATGCAGCCGCGGGCCAGCTGGAACACACCCGCCATCTGAGCCTTCTTCACGATCTCGTCGTCGACGAAGTTATGGGCATAACCCTCGTGGGCGATGGTGCCGGGCCCGTCCCAGCTGGCACCCTCGTCCTCGATCCAGTCCCGAGCCATCATCCAGTGGGTGGCGTGTTCACCGCGGATCACCCGTTCGTTGGCCAGGTCGTTCGAGCCGACCACCTTCGCCTCGTACAGGCGTGCAACCTGCTGGGCATGATCCAGCCACCCGGGATGGAACTTGACGTCGTCACCGACCACCTTCACCCACGGGGCGGCCGACTCGACCCGGATCGTCTGCCATGCCACGTTAATCTTGTGGGCGACCGTGCCGGGCTCGACGATGATGTGCGCCCACGGTGCCGCCTGCTTGGCGGCCTGAGCGTGGGATTCGTCGTCGACGACCAGCCACAGGTCGGCGAGGCCGGTCGACGCCTGCAACGTGGAGGCGAGCCGTTCGAGTTTGTCGACCCGGGCGGCGACCGTCGGCACGGTCACGTCAACCCGCTCGGACGCTGCGGGTGCCACGTACGAGTGCCAAAAGTCCGGACTCCCGACCCACAGGCTCTTGTAGTGGGTGGTTTCGATTCCGGTGTGCACGTGGATGGGGATCTCCTGGGCGCCGACTCGGGCGCAAAACGAGATGTCCTCACCCATCAGCCCATCGGCACCCATGATCCGGTTGAACCAGTGAGGTCCGTACTCGGTGTGGAGGCGGTCGAGGACCGTCCAGTGGATGAGCAGGGCGGCACATCCGGTGGCCGCCACCCGCACCAGATGATTCGCCGGGAAGTGATGACGGCCGGTGAACCGGGGTTTGCCGTCGGGCTGGCGGACGTAGTCGTAGAGCGTGGGCAGCGGGTACAAGCGGAACCCGTTGTATCCGTCCAAGGAGAACTCTTTGTAAGCGAAAGCGAGGGCGCCCACGATCGGGCGGGTGTCGGGGTCGGCGGCTCTTACGAGTCGCTCGACGATGTCGGGGCTGAATCCCATGTCGGCGTCGACGAAGAAGAGCCACTCGCATTCGGACTTGAGAGCCTCCTCAGCGATCTGGTTGCGGCCCTCGACGATGCCCATGTACCCGGCGCGCACCTTGCCGAATCGGCGCAGTAGTTGGGGGCGGCCCTGTTGGAGGGCGGTCGAGTCGTACAGTTTGAGCGCATCGAGACTGTCGACGAACGAGGCGGGCATCTCGTTGGGATGCAGATACCCGAGGAACACGCCCGCGCGGGGTGTGTCTGTCATCGCCGGCGGGATTCGCCGGGGGCGGCGGTCATCTGTTCGACCTGGTTGGATGTCCGCGACGGGTCGGAGTGGGAGACGACGGTCGGCGAGGTGCTGAACCAGTCGCGGTGTGCCTTGACGAACGGGTCGTCGGCGGGCATGGCCCGACCCTTCGGCACGTGGATCGTGCCGACCCCGGCGGCTCGGGCGGCGTTGATATCGAACTTGGCGAACACGTATTCGCTCATTGGTTTTCTCCTGACGGCCTCGAAGCGACGGCTACGTGGTGGTCCGGGGTGGAGGGAGCCGTCGGCCCTCCACCCCGGAACTGGCGCGTCAGGTGGCGTTCTTCAACAGGATGAACGCCGCGTCGTTGACGCTGTCGAACCCGTGCCTCGCCCAGGCGAACAGGCCGCGGGTGCCGGTCGGCCGGTTGTTGGTCACGTCGAACAGGTGGGGGATGGCCTCCACGTTCATGCCGGCCCGCTGCGCCACGACGTAGTTGGAGAAGTCCCCCAACACAGCCAGGTTGACGGTGCCGGTCGTGCCGGTGAACGCCGGGGCGTAATCCGACGTCAGGTACCGGCGTCCGTTGATGACGCCGATGCCGTCGGCGGTGAGCCCCACCGTGTACAGGCCGTCCACGTCCGCCGGGTTGACCCGGAACTTGGACTCGACCGACACCGACGAGAACCAGGTGGCGTTCGCCCGGAACCGCTCACCGAGTGCATTCCACACGGTGAGAACGTCGATCGGACCGAGGGCCCCGGAGGTGGTCACAACCACCTCTTGGGCGGCTGCGGCGTCGATGGCGGTGAAGATCCCCAACGGGGCCGAGCCCGAACCGGTGGCCGTCTGAGACGCCAACAGATCGAGGTAGCCCTGGCTGATGACCGCTTCCATCTCCGACGCGAACCCGGGATAGTCCATGCCGATCTCGATCGTGTACGGCACGAACGCCCTCGCCATGTACGTGGTCACCACCGGCTGGGCGACCGTCACCGAATCGTCGGAGACCGTGCCACCCTCAGCGTCGTAGGACCAGGCGGCGGGTGCCGTCGACACGCCCTTCCACACGTTGTTGGTGATCATCTTGATGTTGGCCACCGACAGGAGAGGCGCCGATGACGCCCCGGTCGTGAGGATGAACGTCGGGTCGATGAGCACCGGCACCCCGAACCCGCCCGACACGTCGGTCAGGGACTGCGGCCCGGCCCGGAACTCGTCGATGGCCCGCTGCTCGTCGGCGTTCCAGTTCGGCGCCTGCGGCGACGCCAAATACTTTTGGAACGCCGCCCTGTATGCGGGCTTCTCGGTGGCGACCACCCGGCGGGCGATCCAGTCACCATCGACCGACTCCGATGCGGATCGGATGAGCCGCTCCAGGTTGTCGACGTGGTGGGTGGGCACTTCGATCGGGATCGACTCCCGGTCGAGGATGGCCAGCGCCGCCGACCGAACCTGCTGGTCGCCACGGACCAGACGGTTCACGTCCACATCCACCGCGGTGCGCTTCATCACCTGGGGGGCGCCACCGCGGGCGCCGTCGCCGTCCTCGACCGCGTCGGGGACCGACTCGAACCGGTCGAACGCTCGCAGGCGTCGTTCGAGCGACGTCCGCTCCTCGTCGAGGACGTCGATGGGGGAACCCTCGTCGGCGGCGAGCTCATCGAACCGGGCTGACTGGTCGTCGTCGAGGGTCTCGAGGTCAGCGAGGGTACGGAACTCGTCTCGCAGTTCGACCGCCTCCGAGGCGATCTCTGCCAGACGAGCAATGATCTGTGCGCGTGTCATCGCGTCAGCTCCTTCAATTTGGGCAGGGCCCGCCTCAGCAGGACCTGTCGTTGTGCTCTGGTCGTGACAGGTGACGTGTCCCCATCGGGGTCGGTCCGGCTGTCTGGTCGCGGATGGCTGTCGGTGCTGTCGCCGGCGGCAGCCGAGAAAATGGTGGGGTCGACGCGCCACGCCCGGTACACGTCGGCGGATCGGACACCCAACGTGGTCGCCTCGTACGCGGGGAAGGTGACCGGCCCGAACTCGAACAGGTCGACCCGGAGGATCGTCCGCTCGGCCAGTCCCTTCGGGTTGTAGTCGGACGGCGGCGGGTCCTCAACCCAACGCTCCTCGGTGACCCGGAACCGGAACGACATGCCGTCGAGGGCGCCGTCGCGGATGAGCTCCAACAGGTCCTCGTTGTACGTCGTGCGCGACAGCGGCGTCTCGGTCCACAGGCCGGTGTCGTCGGGTGTCATCGTCGACGGTTTGCCCAGCGGTTTGCCACCGATCGACGGGTCGAAGCCGTGGTCGAACTGGACTTTCACCCGGTCGCCACGCTTGGCGAGCGTGCCGTCGAAACAGCCGGGGTCCAACGACTCGACGAAGTCGCCCTCCCACCACGAGTGGATCTCCTCCCACACTCCGAACACGGCGGCATAACCGACCATCAGCCGGCCGTCGGCGGCGGCACCGTCGGTGGTGGGGCCGCCCTCGTCGCCCATCGGCGCGCGGAATTCGAGCCGTGCTTGGGTTGCGCCGACCATGCGAATGACGTCGTCTGTGGCCGGGGTTGGGATGTGGGTGGCGGGCGCCGTCATAGGGGGCTCCTACTCGGTGGACGTGTCGGGGGTGCCGGGTTTCTGCAATTGGACGGACAGGAGACCGGTGTGGACGAGGAGTGTCTCGTCCCACGAGTCGGCGGCGGCCACCACACTGTCCGGGTCGAATCCACCGTCGACCAATCGCCGGATGAAAGCTGACTTGGCGGAATGGATCTCGGCTTCGTCCTTGGCGTCCTGGCGGAAGAAGGGCACGTCCCGAGCGTCCCACCACAGTCGCACCCCGCCGCCGTGCGATGGGAGGATCGACTCGAGCGAGCTGGCCGCCTCCGACGCCAGGTAGGCGATCGTCGTGTCGGCGAACTGGCGTTTGGCCGACGCATAGTTGCCCTGGTTCAGCGACGAGCCCTGGAGTCCTTCGGGGAATTGGAGCAACACGACGGGGACGCCGGCGTTGGCGGCGATCATGTCCTCGTCGACGCCCTGGATCGCCTTGAAGTCCATCTGTTGGAAGTCTTTGCCGACCACCGTGGCGTCGGCGCCGCCACCCAAGAACAGGGTGCGGTACGAGTTCCACACGCCCTCGTGGTTGGCCAAGAAGCGGTCCCGGAACGCGTCGATCGCTTCCTGTCCCACCTTGGGATCGAAGCGGATGATCATGTTCGGGGTGGCACCTTGGGCGAAGAAGTTCCACTTGTGCTCGGCGGCGGCCTGATGAGAGCTGATGTTGCGCAGCACCGGAGTCAGCCACGACATGCCGCGGTATTCGGCTTCGGGGTCGGGACGGGGCGCGTAGTGGGCGACCTCGGAGGCGGCAAACATGCGGGGCTCGTGACCGGGCGGGGTGTACAGGTAGCCGAGCACGTCGGCGTCCATCGGGTCGTCCGTCTCCAACTCGGTGCCCATCACGATCGACACCCAGTCGGGACGCAGCACACGCAGCCGGGCGGGTCGCCGCAACACGTATGCGTTGCCGGCCAGCGAGTCGTGTGACTCCATCCGCGACACCAGGTTCTGAGTGGTGCCGCCACGCCACGGCCGTTCGAGAATCGCCAGATCCTGGTCGGCGAAGAACCCCTCGGGGCGTCCACCCCGGAACCGCTGCCACTGGAATCGCAGCTGGCCGAGCACATGCATCCGAGCGGCCACACAGGCGGCGACCACACCACCCCGCTTGTACGCGCCGTGCACGTATCCGGTGAAGTTGTTCTCGACGGGCTCCACCTTCGAGGTGGGCATCGTCGTCTGCAACCCGAACGGATACGTGTTGCCGCCGTATTGGAACTGGCCGAGGTCGACCGGCACCCCGAACCGGGCCTCAGTCGCTTCGGGCTTTCGAGCCAGGACCCGGTCGACGAAGGTCACGCGTCACCCCGAGCCATGACCGAGCTGTAACCCTCCCGAGCGACACCGAAACAGAACAGGGACACCCACGCGACGGCACCCGCCGCCGCGCCAACGAGGAAGAACGGCAACCCGACTAGCCATAGAACGCCACGGCCGGCGTCGACAGGACGGATACGGGCGACAACCCGATCAACGTAGGACATGGGGACTCCCCTCAGAACGACATGATCGGGATGAGCGGTTCATCTGCCGCCGCGAACCATGCGGCCAACGTGAGCCCGACCAGCGGTGACACGTCGTTGTCGACGGTGCGACGATCCCACACCCACGAATCACCCGACGGTCGCTTCACGGCACCGGCCAGTGCCAAGTCCAATCCGGGGTGGCCTCGCACCGCCAGCTTGGCGTCGGCGATCTGGTTGAATGCCCAGCCACAGGCGGCCCGCCACTGGTCGACGTTCACTTTCTCCACGTCGACGTCCCTGCTCTCGAGCAGCTCGACGAGATACCTCGACGGACCCGACGTGTTGATCACCACCGGCGTGCCCTTCCGCGCTGTGCGCTCGGTGATCGCCTCCACCAACTGGGTCGACGAAACGTCGGGGACGCCGTGAGCGAACGCTGAAGGCTCAGGCCACACCATCGCCACCCGCCCGTCCACGTCGGCGGCCACGATCGACCCGTGGCGAAAATCCTGCGACACCTCCGCCGCATACACCACCCCATTCGACGGCTGCGCCGAATCGTCACGACACGCCAGCCACAACCGCTCGGCGATCACCCGGTCACGAGACGCCCGATTCGGGACGTTGAGCCAGGCCCGCTCGAACTCGGCGACCCCACCCGACTCCTCGTCGGCCAGCATCTCGTTGAACATCTGACGGACCATCCGCTCGGTGATCGTGTAACCCAAAGCCGGCATGCACTTACGCCACGTCGCCGGCGACTCCGGGTCGTATCCCGGTTCGGTCGGGTCCGCGGAATACTCGAGGTAGGCGATCCCCGAGGTGCGGCCCTCATTGACCGCTCGCCGGCCGGCCGTCTGCTTGCGGGGGAACAACACTGACGCCTCGTCGCCGGCCGTCGACTGGACCAGCTTCTGCCGGTCGTGGCGGGTGCCCATCGCCGGGACGAACGCCTGCTCCCGCCGGTTGTCCGAGTCGGCGAAGATCTCGTCCATCAGCAGGGCGTCCACCACCGAGCCGTGACCGGACGAGGGCGCCGTGTTCGAGATCGACAAGATCCCACCGTTGCGCATCGTCAGCCCGGTGTCCTCGGCCATGAACCGAGGCTTGGCGACGTGCCGCCACAACGACGACCGCCGCCACGCCGGGACGATCTCGTTGCGGAACTTCTTGCGGGCCTCGGCGCCATTCTGAGCGGTCCACACCACCGACTGTGGTTTGGCGTCCCACGCCTCCCACGCCACCAGCCGATCCCACATCCACGCCTCGGACACGGCCGTCTTCCCCGACTGCCGGGGAATCGTGGCGAACGCCTCCGGATAGGCCGGGACCGTCACCCCTGTCTCCTCGTCGACCACCAGCTCGCCGACCACCTGCAGCCAGTCGTCCTGCCACGGCATCGGCTCCCGGCCCAGCTTGCGGCACACCTCCACCAGGCGGGGCCCGATCGTGTCCCGGTCAGGGGTTCGAGGCGTCGCGTACCGCGGCAGCGCGGAGCTCCTCGACTTCGACGGCAAGAGGATCGTCACGGCCAGCCCCAATCTCAGTCAACGACTTCAGCAGCAGGCGATACTCGCGCCACGCCTGGGCATCGAACCGGCCGGCACGGGCCTGATCGTCGATGACCGCCGCCACATTCCGGGTCGCGGTGACCAGAGCGGCGTGTTCGGGGTAGAGAGCGAGCCGCCCGAGAGCCCGGTCGAGGGCCCGCAGATTCAGCGTGTACCCCTTCGGTTTAGCGTCGGCCACGACGGTCAACCCCCGATCATTTCACGGCCAGAAAGAAAAAGGAG